CGGATTGCGGCGCTGGAGGCGGATATCGGGGCGCTCAAGACCCAGGTGGTGGTTGCGCAGCGGCCGGTGCTGGATGGGGTGAAGGGCGTGGGCGATGCTGCCGCCGATCCCAAGCGCACGGCGTTCGTCGAGCGCTATCTGCGGCGGGGGCTTGAGGCCGGGGTGGAGCTGAAGAGCTTTTCCGGCGCTACCGATGCGGCGGGCGGTTATGCGGTGCCGCGCGAGATTGATGGGCTGATCGACGCGGCGCTCAAGGCCGTGTCGCCTATCCGTTCTATCGCCAATGTCGTGCGGACGGGGACGGCGGGCTATCGCAAGCTGGTGACGAGCGGTGGCACGGTGTCGGGATGGACGAACGAAACCGGGGCGCGGGCCGAGACGGCGACGCCGGTGTTCAACGAGATCGCGCCGCCGCGCGGGGAGCTGTTCGCCAATCCGGCCGCAAGCCAGGCGATGCTGGACGATGCGCAGTTCGATGTCGAAGCCTGGCTGGCGGACGAGATTGCGCGGGAGTTTGCGCGAGCCGAGGGGGCAGCCTTTGTCAGCGGTAACGGGACGAACAAGCCCAAGGGCTTCCTGACCTATACCACCACCAATGAGGCGGACGGGGTGCGTGCGTTCGGGTCGTTGCAATATGTGGCGAGCGGCGCGGCGGGCGGTTTTGCGGCGAGCAATCCGCAGGACCGGCTGATCGACCTGGTGCAGGCATTGCGCGCGCCGTATCGGCAGGGGGCGAGCTTTGTCATGAATTCTGCGACGCTGGCGCGCATCCGCAAGTTCAAGACAAGCGACGGCGCGTTCCTGTGGCAGCCGGCGATGGCGGCGGGCATGCCGGCGACGCTGCTCGGCTATCCGGTGGTGGAGGCGGAGGACATGCCGGACGTGGCGGCGGACAGTCTGTCCATCGCCTTCGGCAATTTCGCGCATGGCTATGTGATCGCGGAGCGCAGCGAGACGAGCATCCTGCGCGATCCGTTCAGCAACAAGCCCTTCGTGCATTTCTATGCGGTGAAGCGGATCGGCGGGGCCATAGCGAATTCGGAGGCTATTAAGGTCATGAAGTTCGCCGCCTCGTAAACGAGGCGGGGCAAGCTGATGAAGTTCGCGGCGTTGTAAACTGCGGGCGCCTTTCTCCGTTCGTGCTGAGTAGAGACTGAGCTTGTCGAAGGCTCGTATCGAAGCATCGTTGCGCCAAGCCCCGGTCCTTCGATACGCCATTTCGTCTTCGCTCAATGGCTACTCAGGACGAACGGGGCTGGGATTGGCCTGTGGGGTTGGGGGCATGTTGCGCGCGGTCCCTCGACTTCGCTCGGGACGAATGGGGTGGGGGTTCCGCCTTATCGAGAGGGTGGAACCCCTCGCCGCTGCGACTAGGCGGCAGAGCCGCCAAGTCTCGCTGCCTCTCCCCATGGGAGAGGATTTTACGATCCATGAGAGGGGGCGCCAATGACGGTGGTCATGGAGGCGATTGGCGCGGGGGTGCTGGATGGCGCGCTGGCGCAGGTGAAGGCGTATCTGCGCGTCGATACTGGCGGCGAGGATGCGTTGACGGAGCAGTATCTGCGCGCGGCGCTGGGCCATGCGGAGGCATTTACCGGCCAGGTGACGATTGCGCGGGCGGGGGTGGCGGTCGCGCCCTGTTCCGAGAGCTGGATCCGGCTGCCGGTGACGCCGGTGCGCAGCATCGGGGCGTTGCGCGGGGTGCCGGCGGAGGGCTCCGTCTTCACGCTGCCGGTGGGGAGCTACGCGATCGACATCGATGCGCAAGGCGACGGCTGGGTGCGGGTGACCGTTCCGGGCAGTGCGGGTCGGGTCGAGATTCCGATCGTCGCCGGCATGGCGGAGGATTGGGACGGGCTGCCCGAAGGGTTGCGGCAGGGCGTCGTGCGGCTGGCCGCGCATATGTTCACCGACCGGGACGGGCTGAACGCGCCGCCAGCGGCAGTGACGGCGCTGTGGCGGCCATGGCGGCGGATGCGGTTGCGATGAGCTGGCGGGCGATGGAGGCGCGGGGGCGGATGCTTGGCGCTGCGGCAGCGGTGCGGCGGCGGGAGGCGATTGCGCGGGCTGTCGGTGAGGAGGCTCCGGGCGTGGTGGTCACGGTTCAGGGGGATGATGTCGTGCTGGAGGGGCGTGGGCTGATGCGAAGCTGGATGGCTGACCTCGCGCTGCGCATGGCCGCGGGAGGCGGGCGATGAGCGCGGAACTGGCCGTGCGCGCGGCGATGCTGGCGGCGTTGACGGGGGATGGGGCGCTTAGCGCGCTGCTGAACGGCGTTTATGACGGGACGCCGGTAAAGGCGACGCCGCCGCACGCGATTGTCGGCGAATGCCTGGGCGGCGATTGGGGCGTGAAGGACGCCGACGGGCGCGAGGTGCGCGTGTCGCTCAGCCTGTTCGATGTGCAGGAGACGCCGGCACGGCTGGCGGATGCGATGCTGCTGGCGGATGGGGCGGTGCGGGGCATGAGCGGGATCGTGGATGGCTGGCGGATTGCGGGAGTCGCATTTATGCGGTCGCGGACGGTGAAAGGGCGGGACCGGGGGTGGTCCTGTCTCATGGATTATCGGGTGCGGGTTTTGGCGGCGTAGGGATGATCGACGTTGCGCGCATAGTTGAAGCCGTTTGTGTCGAGCGTAGTCGAGACACATGTGCGCGGTGTCTCGACTACGCTGGACACGAACGGAGGGGGAGTGATTTTGGTCCTTTCGTCACCCCGGGCTTTGACGCGGGGTCCCGCTGTTCTTCCTGAGGTTGAGAAGAAGCGGGGTCCCGGATCAAGTCCGGGACGACGGCGGTTTGTTGGGCGGGCTTTCCCCTCCGTCCATCGCCGCGATCAGCGCTGTCATCCCTTTGTCCAGGCCGCCGGCGAAGTCGCCGCTCGCGAAGGCGGGGAGCATGTGCGTCTGGATGATTTCACGGCACAATGTTTCGGGCAGCGCCTTTTCCAGGCCGTAGCCGACAGCGATGCGGATTTGCTGATCGTTCGGCGCGACGAGGATGACGATGCCGTCGTCAATCCCTTTGCGCCCGACGCCCCAGCGGTTGGCGAGATCGCGTGTGTAGACTCCGATATCCTCCCCATTGAGGGTGGGCACGGTGGCGATGACCATCTGGTGCTGCGTGCGATCCTGAAACGTAGCGAGGCGGGCGGCGAGGGCCATGCGGGCGGTTTCGTCGAGGATGTTCGCGGCGTCGGTGACGCGGCCTTGTTGTGCGAGCAGCGACGGGCTTGGCGCGGGCGTCGGCGGGGTGGCCTCTGAGGGCGCTTGCGCGGCCTGAACGGAGGCAGGTGCGGGTGTGTCGTGGGCCGAGCAGGCGGTGAGCGAAAGCAATAACGCGAAAATCGGAGCCGGTCTCATGTCGGTGGAGGTTGGAGAGCGGCGGCTGTCGAGTCAACTCGGGGCGGTTGATTGGAGAAAAGCGGGACCCCTGCCTTCGCAGGGGTGACGGAGTGAGGGAGAAAATCCGATGCCGGTGGAGAAGGGAAGTGCGTTTCTGCTGAAGGTTGGCGACGGCAATACGCCTATCGCCTATGCGACCGTGGCGGGGATGCGGACGACGCAACTGTCGGTCGCCGGCGAGGCGGTGAACATCACCAGCAAGGATAGCGGCGGGTGGCGCGAATTGCTGTCGGGCGCAGGAGTGCGGTCGGTCAGCGTATCGGCGGCGGGGCTGTTCACCGGGTCGGCGGCGGAGGTGCGCATCCGCAACCATGCGCTGTCGGGCACGATCGACGATTTTGAACTAAGCTTCGAGAGCGGCGAGCGGATGCGGGGCAAGTTCCTGGTGACGCGGCTGGACTATGCCGGGGATTATAATGGGGAGCGCAGTTACACGCTGAGCCTGGAGAGTTCGGGGGCGGTGGTCGCACTATGACGTGCGCAAATTCCGCGCGGGGTGAGGCGGTGCTGATGGTCGGGGGCGAGGCGCTGACGGTGCGGCCGAGCTTCGCGGCGCTGGTGGCGGCGGAGGCCGAGCTTGGCTCGTTGTTCGCGCTGGTGGAGCGGGCGGCGGCGGGGGAGATGCGGCTGTCGGAGATGGCGGCCCTGTTCTGGCACTGTATCGACGCGCGGCCCGAGGCGGTGACGCGCGAGCGGGTGGGCGAGGCGGTGGTCGCCATGGGATTGGCACAGGCGAGCCCTGTGCTGAAAAGCGTATTGCGGCAGGTGTTGATGGGCGCTTGAGTGGGAACACCTCCATAAGGAAACGGGACCAGATTGGTTTCAACTCAGGCGGAAAGCTTGTCGCGATTGGCCGAAGCTGGGATTATCGCCACATGATACAATTATGCCGAATGTCGTTGGCGATTGCTGTTCTTTCCATAGCGGGAGGAGCCATGGCCTGTGCTTTGCCGCGTGGCCAGCTTGGGCAGGTTCCGCCCGAAAGTGTAGCTACCGTCTACGCCGAGGTACTTGAGGATGTGCGGATGCCGAGTGTATCGGCCCGGACAGAAATTTCCGAGGGGCAGGCGAAGGTACGCATCGAACGGGTGATAACCGGGCGGGCCAAGCTGGGCGTGACCATGCCCATGCGGTTTGCGTATTTTTGCGGACCAGGGGGACCGCCGGTTAAGCGCGGATTGAAGGTCATCCTTTATTTGACCGACGATCGGCGCGCGCTCTGGTGGCCGACGGTCGATCATGCCGCGAGGTTTGACCCGAGGGTCGCGAAAGCGTTTGGGCGGCCTATGCGGTGATGAAACTAGCGCGGAGTGGCTCAAGATAATTAAGTTTCAGCCATTTCTGCGAAGGCAGGAATCTCAGTGAGGAGGGCGCGTGGCTGCGACATTCACACACGCCGCATCGCGCCTGGCCGGGATTGCGGGGTTGTTGCTTGGGTGGCGGCCTAGCGAGTTTTGGGCGGCGACGCCGGGGGAACTGGACGCGATCTTTGCGGCGGCGCGGGGGGATGGGGCGGGCGATTCTGCGCCCGATGGCGCGACGATCGCGCGGTTGCGGGAGATGTATCCGGATGGATGAAGAGATAGAACGGCTCGTCGTCAGTGTGCGGCCGATACGCAGAGCTTTGCGCGCGATGTGGAGGCGATGCGCAGCGGGCTTGAGGGGCCGCTGGAGGCGGGGGCCAGCCGCGCGGGACGGGCGATTGAGGCGGGGCTGCTGCGCGCGGTCAAGACGGGCAAGTTCGGCTTCGAGGATTTGGCGCGGGTGGCGCTCGGCGTGCTGGATGAGATCGCATCCAATGCGCTGAAGGCCGGTATTGGGAGCGTGACCAGCGGCGGAGGAAGCGGGTTGCTGGGGATCGGCGCTTCGCTGATCGGGTCGGCGCTGGGATTGCCGGGGCGGGCGACCGGCGGGCCGGTGTCGCCGGGGCGCGGCTATGTGGTGGGGGAGCGCGGGCCGGAACTGTTCGTGCCGACGAGCAGCGGGCGGGTGCTGCCTTCGGGCGCCGGCGGCGGGCGAGACGTGCGGGTGACGGTGAACGTCAATGCTGCAGGGGGCGAGGCTCCGCAGGCGCTGGCGCGGAGTGCGCGGCAGGTGGCGCGGGCGGTGCGGGGGGCGCTTGAATAAGCAATCGTCATCCCCGCCTGCGCGGGGATGACGGGATAAAAGGTAAAGGGGAGCATCGCATGACCTATTGGCTGGCGGATGCGCGGCGGGGGCAGGAGGCGGGGGTCGTCAAGCGGTTCGCGCCGATGTTGTGGACCGTGAACTTTCCCCGGCCCGTGATGGCCAGTGTCGTGACGACGGGTGCGGACTCGCTGCGCGTGGATGCCGTCTTCTATGGGTCGGGCGATCTGGCGGGGTTGATCTGGGATGTGGTGGACCATTGGGATCATCCGCTGCTTGGCTATGCGACGGACCGGGATTTCCGGACCTGCGTGCTGCGGTTCCGGTGGCGGAGCGGGGGGATCAAGCCGCTCGACGCCATTCATGGGCCGACGCTGACGATCGAGGGGCGGGACGCGGGCGGCGCTCTGCGCACCTGGTATGTGCGACTGTGGAACTATGCCCAGGGCGATCCTGACGATGCGCAGATCGTGCTGGATTTCGCGGCGCTGGATGGCGGCTTCCTGCTGCCGGGCGAGGCGGATCCGGTGTGGGCGGGGGATGTCGACCGGATGTTCATTTCGCTGGTGCCGCCCGCTTATGATGCCGGAACGACGGTGTTCGCCAGCGCCGCGCAGGGGTGGGCGGAATTGACGGATATGCGATGCGACGGGTCAGGGTCCGTGATCGATATCGGCGACGTGATGGTGCCCGAACATGGGCTGGGCATCGCGACCGGATATGATGACGGGTGCAACCAGACGCCGGAGCGGATGCTGCGCAGCATAATGGCGTTGAGCTATCGGGGAGATATCAATCACTATGTCGGGATGAGCCATTATTTCCGGCTGGATGCGGCGGGGAAGGCGACATTGTCGGGCGGGGCGCTCAATGCACCGTGCGCGGCGTGGCATGCGGATTTCGCGCGCCGTGCGAAGGCGCTGGGCTATGGGATCATCTGGTCGCTTTCCTATGAATTGCTGGACGTGCATTGCCCGGAGGCGTGGAAGCAGCGAGCGGGAAATGGCGACCGGGCGCTGACCGGGTGGGACCCGCCATCGACCTTGCTGTCGCCCGCCAACGGGACGGCGATGGCCTATCTGCAGGCGGTGGCGCGGGCCTTTGTCGGGATTGCCAATGCGGCGGGGCTGACGGTCAAGTTCCAGGTGGGCGAACCCTGGTGGTGGACGATTCCCGCCGACGGGCGGATATGCCTGTATGACGATGCGGCGCGGGCGGCGTTCGGCGGATCGCCGGTCGCGATTCCCGATGTGCGCGGTACGTTGAATGCGGCGCAGAAGGGATTGCTGGATGCGGCGGGGGTGGTGCTGGCGAATTCGACGGCGGCGCTGTGCGCGGCGGTGCGCGATGTTGCGCCGGGGGCGGTGCTGCATCTGCTGGCCTATCTGCCGACCGTGCTGGACGTCGCAGCGCCCGAAGCCAAGCGCGCGAACATGCCGCTGGGCTGGGCGAGCCCGGCCTTCGACGTGCTGCAGCTTGAGGATTATGACTGGGTGACGGAAGGGCGATCCGGCCAGACCGCGCGGGGCGTTGCGGAGGCAACGGCGCGGCTGGGATATCCGATTGCTGCGCAGCATTATTTTGCCGGCTTCGTTTTGCGGGCCGAGAATGCTGCGCAATGGGCGCGGATTGCTGAGGCTGCGGAGGCATCGGTTGCGCGGGGGACCGCCGCAACATTTATCTGGGCGCTGCCGCAGGTTGCGCGCGACGGGTTCACCTTTTTCCGGAACGGGGAGGCGCAGATGCAGGCGTTCGACGATGTGCATTTTCCGATCGCGATTGGGCGCGAGGCGAGCGTGACGCCGGCCTTTTCGACGCAGACGGTTGAAAGCCCGTCCGGGCATGAGCGGCGGTCGAGCGACTGGGCGGATGCGCGCCTGTCCTTCGATGCCGGGCCGGGCGTGCGGTCGGAGGCGGACATGGCGATGCTGACCGGATTCTTCCGGGCAAGGCGTGGCGCGGCGCGGGGGTTCCGCTTTACCGATCCCTTCGACAATGTAAGCGGGAAACTGGACGAGAATCCCACGCCGATGGATCAATATCTTGGGACCGGAAATGGTGTGATCAGCCAGTTCCAGCTTCACAAATATTATGGCGATGGCGTCGAGGGGCAAAGGCGCATCATCACGCGGCCGGTGGCGGGGAGCATCCGGGTGTCGGTGAACGGGACGGAGCGGCTGACCGGCTGGACGCATATGGGCAGGGGGCTGATCGCGTTCGATGCGGCCCCGGCGAGCGGCGCGGCGATCCGGGCGGGCTTTCGCTTCGACGTGCCGGTGCGCTTTGCGGAGGACAGGCTGGAGATCAGCCGGGCGACCTTCGCGGCGGGGGATGCGCCGTCGGTGCCACTGGTGGAGATACGCGAATGAGCGTGGCGCAGGAGGTCCTGTCGCAGGAACTGGCGGCACTCGCCTTTTGCTGGCGGCTGGAGCGGCGGGACGGAGTGACGATTGGGCTGACCAGCCATGACCGGGATTTGGCGATCGGCGGCGTGCTGTATCGCGCGGCGCCGGGGATGCTGCCTTCCGCCGTACGGCGCGGCAGCGGGCTGACGCCGGAGAGCATGGATGTGCGCGGGGCGCTGTCGAGTGATGCGCTGCACGGGCCGGACCTGGAAGCGGGGCGTTGGGACGGGGCGGCGCTGTGGCTGATGCTGACGGAGTGGACCGATCCGGGCGCGCTGTGGCTGGAACTGGCGCGGGGCGAGATCGGCGCGGTGGAGCGAGAGGGTGAGGCCTTCACCGCCGAACTGGTGGGGCCGGGCGCGGTGCTGGATATGCCTGTTGCGCCGGAGACGTCGCCCGATTGCCGGGCGATGCTGGGCGACAAGGCGTGCCGGGTGGACATGGGGGCGCGGCGGCGGGTGGTGCGGGTGTCGGGTGTCTCGGGGCAGGTGGCGGCTGTGGCCGGCAGCGGGCTGGCGGCTGGGGCCTATGCCTTTGGGACCCTGCGTTGGCTGACCGGGGGCAATACGGGGATCGTGCAGGCGGTGACGGCATCGGATGCTGGCGGGGTGACGCTGGCCGACCCGCCGGCTTTCGGTGTGGCGGCGGGGACCTTGGCGCTACTGACCGAGGGGTGCGACAAGCGGATGGAGACATGCGCGGCGCGGTTTGGGAATGCGGTGAATTTCCGGGGGGAGCCGTATTTGCCGGGGAATGACCTGCTGACACGGTATCCGGGGGGATGAGGGTGTTGGCGGCGGTGCGCGATCCTATTCCTTCGTCATCCCGGACCTGATCCGGGACCCATCTCGCCTTGGGCAATGACGGGATGTGGGGAGAGATGGGTTCCCGCCTACGCGGGAATGACGAGTAGAGGGGGATAGGCCAACATGACCAAGGGCGACCGCATAGCGTCGGCGGCGTTGGCGCTCGTCGGCGCGCCATTCCGCTTGCATGGCCGCAGCGCGGAGACTGGGGTGGATTGTGTCGGGCTGGCTTTGCTGAGCGCGCAGCGGGCGGGGCATCGCGGTGCTGCGCCGGAGCATTATGGGTTGCGGGGCGGGGATGCCGCGCTGTTTGCGGGGTGGCTGCGCGCGGCGGGGTTGCGGCCCGTGCGCAGCGGGAGGGCAGGCGATTTTGTGCTGGTGCGCGCGGGGCCGGCGCAGGCGCATATGATGGTCGCGGTGCCGGGCGGGCATGTGCATGCCCATGCCGGATTGCGGCGCGTGGTGGAGATGCCCGGCGAATCGCCCTGGCCAGTGATCGGGGTGTGGCGCGCGGGACGGTGACCCGCGCCGCAGTGCAGCATCGCAATCGTTACGCGGTGACAAGGATAGAGGTTATGCTCCTGCCCCAGCGGTGTCCGACTCGGCCCGCGTTGTGGGAGACTGACGGCATGATTACCTTCATCATTGCCCTGGTTATGGGCGGTATTATCGGATGGCTGGCCAGCAAGGTTATGAACACCGATGCGCAGCAAGGCATTTTCCTGAACGTGATCGTAGGCTGTGTGGGATCGATGTTGGGCGGGTGGCTGTTCAGCGTTTTCACTGGCGGCACCCAGAATTTGCGGGTGGCGCCGTTCAATCCGGTGACGCTGGCGGTGGCGTTTGGCGGCGCGATCGTGCTGCTGGGGCTGGTGAACTTGCTGCGGCGGGGTCGGATCCGGTGAGATGATTTGGGGCGGGGGCGGTGTTGGCTGTCCCTGCCTGTTTTGGAATGAAAATGGTTTGGTGTTAGGCGAATTCATCTCGCTTTTGCTCGGGTCTCAAGCGACCGACGTTTCGAGCGGCGGCATGCCAAAGGCGAGTTTCAAAATAGCGTAGCTGTTTCATCGCCAATGCATCGTCCGCTCTTGCGGCTCGCCTCAACCATTGGCGATACCCAAACATGTCGTTTCGGTTGAAGCAACTCATCGCCGCATTGTTTGCCGCGCGCGCATCACCTTTTCGATATGCACGATAATAAAGCCCTGCTGCGCTAAATGCATCGGCGGGTGTGCCAAAAGATTTGGCATCGTTATCGGATGAGAACCAGTCCGCCAATTCGATCATCGCGTCAGTGTGGCCGCGTAGCGCGAGGCGCCACATGATTGTAAGCCACAAACCGCAGCGGCGCTCATATCGAATGGATAGCCCCTTTAGGTATAATTTATCCTCGGCTGTATCTTCGTTGACGTAATCCATTACCGATATACTCATGGCTACCGGATGTTCGCTACGGGGAATGGCGAGGGTGGGGCTATTTATTCGTCATGTCAGCGCAGGCTGGCATCTCTATCCCACGCACGACCAAGCCTCCCGAGATCCCGGCCTTTGCTGGGATGACGCGATGTTGCGCCTGATCTGACCATTCCTAAATCCAAAAGGACCATCATCATGGCGACACTCGTCCTGACCGCTGTCGGCACGGCGATTGGCGGGCCGATTGGGGGCGCGATCGGGGCGCTGATCGGGCGGGGGGTGGATCAGGCGGTGCTGTTCAAGCCCAAGGGGCGGGAGGGGCCGCGGCTTTCCGACCTGCAGGTGCAGACATCGACCTATGGCAGCCAGATCCCGAAGCTGTTCGGGATGATGCGGGTCGCCGGCACGGTGATCTGGGCGACGGACCTGCGCGAAAGCAAGGAGAAGAGCGGCGGCGGCAAGGGGAAGCCGAGTGTCACCACCTACAGCTATTCGGCGAGTTTCGCGGTGGCGCTGTCGGCGCGCGCGGCGCAGGGGATCGGGCGGATATGGGCCGACGGCAATTTGCTGCGTGGGGCGGCGGGGGATTTCAAGACGGGCGTCGGTGCGTTCCGATTTTATGCCGGGGCGGAGGACCAGGAGGTCGATCCGCTGATCGCGGTGGCGGAAGGGGTGAGTGTGACGCCCGCACACAGGGGCATGGCCTATGCCGTGTTCGAGGATCTGGCGCTGGCCGATTATGGCAACCGGATACCGTCGCTGACCTTCGAGGTGATTGCTGACGCGGGGGCGGTGAGCGCGGCGGCGGTGATCGGCGCGCTGAGCGGCGGGCGGATTGCGGGCGACGCGGGGACGATGGTCGGCGGATATGCGGCCGGGGGCGAGGATGTGCGGGCGGCGGTCGCGCCGCTGATGGAGAGTCGGGGTTGGTTGTTGCGGGAGGCGGCGAGCGGTGAGCTGGCGATTGATGGCGGTGTGGATTTGGATGGCGTGCTTGGCGCAGAGGCGCAGGCGGCGCGGCTGAACGGGCGGGTGGTTGCGCCGATGCAGCGGTCGCGCGCGCCGGCCGAGACGGTGCCGGTGCGGCTGGCGCTGCGGCATTATGAGCCCGACCGCGATTATCAGGCGGGTGTGCAGAAGGCGGTGCGGCCGGGGCCGGGGCGGCGCGAGGCGACGGTGGACATGCCCGAGGCGATGGCGGCGGGGACGGCGCGGACGCTGGCGCATGACGCGCTCGCGGGGCAATGGGCGGCGCGAGCGCGGCTGGAACTGCGCTGCGGATGGGAAGCGCTTGTGCATGCGCCCGGGGATGTCGTGGCGGTCGAGGGTGCGCCGGGGCGGTGGCGGGTCGCGGAGTCCGAGTGGGAAGCGATGGGCGTGCGTCTCACGCTGGAAGGGCAGGCCGGAGGCAGCGTCGGCGCGCTGCCTGCGTCCGGCGGGAGCGTGGTGCGGCAATCGGATCAGCCGCATGGGCCGACGGTGTTGATGCTGGCGGACCTGCCCGTGCTGAGCGATGCGCCGCCTTCCGCGCCTGTGGTCGTTGCGGCGGCGGCGGGAGAGAGTGATGGATGGCGGCGCGCGGCGATGTTCACGGTGGTGCCGGGGACCGGCGCTGCCGTGGCGTCTGGGGGAACCGCACCGGCGGCGATGATGGGGACGGTGACGCTGGCGCCCGGCGAAGGATCGCCCCTGCTGTTCGACACGGTGAGCCGGATCGAGGTGGAGATGCTGGCCGATTGGATGGCGCTGCATCCGGTGGATGACGCGGCGCTGCTGAACGGCGCGAACCTATGCCTGATCGGGCGGGAACTGTTGCAGTTCGGCACCGTCGTCCAGACCGGCGCGCGCGTATTCCGTCTGAGCCGGTTGCTGCGCGGGCGGCGTGGGACGGAATGGGCAATAGCCGGTCATAGCGGCGGCGAGACAATGTTGATGATCGATCCGGACCGGTTGGCTGCTGCTCCCGACGAGGCCGTGCATGCGGGCGCGACTCTGTCGATGCTGGCGATCGGTATCGGAGATAGCGTGCCGGCGACGGCGGAGATCGCAGTGACGGGCGAGGCGTTGATCCCGTTGCCGCCGGTGCACCTGATGCAGGTGTCCGATGGCGCGGGCGGCGTGGTTGTGCGCTGGACGCGGCGGAGCCGGGCCGGGTGGCGCTGGCTCGACGGGGTGGATGCGCCGCTGGGTGAGGAGAGCGAGCGCTATGCGGTGCGGGTACTGGATGGCGATGTGGTCGTGCGCAGTGCTGAAACGACGGTTCCGACCTGGACTTATGAGGCGGCTATGGCGAGCGCCGATGCGGTTGCGGGACATGTCGGACCGCTGACTGTCGAGATACGTCAGGTGGGCGCTCATGCAATCGGTAGGGCTGCGATGATTGGGTTGGGGATTTGAACCGACGCGGCGTGTACATCCGATCACTTGAGCGGCGGCAAGCTTCTCCCATTGGTTTCTCGACTTCGCTCGAAACGAACGGAGTGTGGTGCATTGGGACAAGGTAAATTTCGGGAGGACAGGCGATATGGCCGATGAACTGAGTGCGCGGCTGGGGTTGCCGCTGATCCATGCCGGGCAGGCGCAGAAGGAGGTCGCACATAACGAGGCGCTGAGCTTGCTCGATATGCTGGTGCAGGCGGCGGTTGAAAGCGCGGATGTCGCCGCGCCTCCTGCATCCCCGGCTGTCGGACAATGCTGGATCGTCGATTCGGGCGCGAGCGGGGCTTGGGCAGGCAAGAGCGGCATGATCGCGGGGTGGACGGCGGGCGGCTGGCGCTTCGCCGCGCCGGTCGAAGGCATACGCGTATGGGTAGCCGATCGCGGACACGCCGTGGGTTTCGATGGCGGGATTTGGGTCAATGAAAGCGCGCGGGCGGATGGCTATTATGTCGATGGGCAGCAGGTGCTTTCGGCGCGTCAGACGGCGATCACCGCTCCAACCGGCGGAAGCGTTGTCGACAGTGAAGCGAGGGCCGTAATAGCGTCGATAATCGGTGCGCTGCGAAGCCATGAACTGGTGGAAATCTGA